CGCCCCACAAAGGGGCGCCACACGCAGTGCAACACACACCATTCGAGGAATGACAACAGTCATTCCTCGAAAACTACCAGAGGAGCTAGATTGTGTCCGACCGTACTACTGTACGCAGCCGCTCTTTTCCATTTTCAATGGATGGAGGTCATCTCTACCAAAAATCGTGGTATTGGCCCGATGGGTACAATACCGCGAGGGTAGATCTTGACAAAGACTGCCGTATTAGTGGTTTGTCCGGTTCGCAGGTAACTGCGAGTGAAGGACATCTTTTCCATGGGCGTAATGCCCTTGGTTATGATGTCGGTGGACCGTTCGACACTACGAAAAAGGAGGTTAGGGTTGTTGGTTCTTTTAACAACAACCTTCGCTTCTTTGGTCGTGTTGTCGACAATGGTTATGAGATGACCTTTAAAGGTCCTCTCTCACCCATTGATCCGGTCGACTGTTCTTTCCCCAATGCGTCAGGCAGCAGCGATGCTGCTCTGTCTCAGAAGGGAGCCACAGCTGTGGCACGGTGTTCGCCATCGAATCCGATTGCGAATCTATCCACCTTCCTTGGCGAACTCGTAAAGGATGGCATTCCTGCCATCCCTGGAGTTCGTACTTGGGAGGCAAAAGCTCTTGCCGCGAAACTCGCGGGTGAAGAGTTTTTGAACGTAGTGTTTGGATGGAAGCCGCTTATGGGCGACATCCAGTCGACTGCAAAAGCAGTTCGACACGCCAATACTGTTTTAAAGCAGTTTGAGCGGGATGCCGGCAAAGCGGTACGCCGTAAGTATACCTTCGACACAATCACGAATCGCGGTACTCCCACAGTTCTCTTTACGAATTCTACTCCGTTTATCGGAAAGGATTCGAAGGGGATTATGTGGAATATGACCGCGATCCTAGGGACAGGAACTGTTCGGGTGACGACTGAAAACGTCAACCGAACTTGGTTTTCCGGAGCGTTCACGTATCATTTGCCGACCGGCTATAGTAGTCGGAAAGCTCTTGATCGTGCAGCTTTGGAGGCGAATCGAGTCTTCGGACTCGACTTAACCCCTGAAGTGCTCTGGAACCTATCCCCCTGGAGCTGGGCCCTCGACTGGGTGAGTAACGCTGGTGATGTTCTTAAGAACATTTCCCAGCACATCCAGTATGGTCAGGTTTTGCGGTACGGGTATATCATGGAGAATACAATCTCCAGAAATATATATACGTACCAGCAGACTGCACCGCCATCAAGACCTGGTGGCAGTGTGGCTGTTCCCATGCTCTTCTTGGAAACAAATTCTAAGAAGAGGCGTGGGGCGAACCCCTTTGGTTTCGGCTTGACTTGGAGTGGCTTAACCGCCACCCAACAAGCCATAGCCGCTGCTCTGGGCTTAACCCGGAGCAGAAGCTAATGTGTTTTGCATTAGCGTAAAACCACCAACCCAGGTACCTCTAGTTAGGGGACCTGGGTGGCCTCATTAAGAGGCCAGTTAGGAGTAGTGCCTTTTGTCCCTGACTGATCCGCAATCCATCACCATTGCAGGTACAACGACACCTCTTCCTCGTGTTGCAACGGGGAAGAATCTGTCTGAGTACCTGTCGGCAGATGGATTGATCAAACTCGGTGCGAGCCACGCCTACGGGCGTCGAACGCGTCGAGTTCTTCGGATTGACCATTCGAAGATTACTGCTGATCCGTTCATCCCGACCCAGAACGCCAAAGTGTCCATGAGTTGTTACATGGTCTTTGACGTTCCTCCGGCCGGGTATACGAACACTCAGCAGTTGGACGTCTACACGGGTTTTAAAACCCTGTTTTCGGCCACTTCGGATGCAGCAATCACCAAACTGCTAGGCGGTGAGAGCTGAGATAAATTCTGACTCTACATATAAAATTGTAGCAGTCGTCACCGGTTTCGCCTATGTTACGACGAAGGCGGTGTTGATTTATCTGTTGGCTAAAGGGCATCAGGTTTATATAAATCCCGATGCCTTTTAGGCAGTTGAGGGCTTCAGGCTAAGGATGGATTACCCCCTATTTTACTAGGAGGAACCATGAAAAGCCCGATGCTACTCTGGAAATGGGTGGCAGAAGAATCTGCCGCCCTGTGCTGCACATGCGCCACGCGTGACGTGAACTACGTCACGCGGCGGTTCGAACATGAGGGGATGTCGTTTCTTACGATATCCCTGCCATCCTTTGGAAAGGACTTCGAAAAAAGTCTAGACCTTAGGAAGGCGGATCGCAACCTGTTCCAGGGATTTCCCTGGCAGGCAGGTCTCCCCCGTTTCCTCGGAGGTTTCCTCGATCTTGTGTTCGACCGACGTAGTGGTGTGTTACTCAATACGCCGTCCATTGATGCAATCTTTTCGATACGTCAACTCACGTTGATGTTCGGAAAGATTCTTCTTCCGTGCAGCGATGCGCGGGAGAAGAAAGCAATGGATGACTATATTGAGTGTGAGAAGGATGTCAGAGTTTCTGATTCCAATATTTCAGACCAGCAATGGTCTGATTTTACTAGAATCGGAAATCTTCTTTTTCGGGATGTGTTTCAGCGCGTAGATCGCGAGATCTATGACAATGAGCTCATCCCGAAGCATGGCCCAGGTGCTACTGCTGATAGGCTTCGTGGAAACGCGAAGTTCTCTCAGCAAACCTGGCCACGCCGGTTGGAAACGTTGTTCCCTTTCGGGGAATTTTCGTTGCCCAACTGGAAGTATTTCGACGAAATGTCGAAAGTTGACA